AAAAGGGCTATCGCTACACTTAATGGTGTGTGGACTAATATCCCTAGTGGATGGTTCGCTAATTCGTGGGTTTCTGGCCCATCTGCCGCCGCACAGTATCGCAAGAATGCTAATGGTGACGTAGAATTGCGTGGGCGTATTAATGGTGGAAATCAAGGAGCCATTGCTATTAACTTCCCGCCTGAACTGCGTCCTATTATGGCTGGTGGTTATGGTGGACGCGCTTTGAATGCTGGTGTTGAGGTTGCAGGTACTCTTGCAATTGGAACTACTGGAGGACTTAGCGTTAACATTGGCTCTAGCGGTACTGGATCAACCACCTTTACTAGCATTGACACCTGCAAGTGGTCTACGGTATAAAACATGAATCAGATTAATGATCCGCCGCTGACGTATGACTTTGGGCTCGATTTTAATTATGCTGTCTGGCCCGTAAACACTACTGTCACGATGGTTAATGTTCCGTGGAATAATGACTATCGTGACATTGTAAGGTTCGCTAGTAAGTCAGCATTGAATACGTATATTGATGGACTGGGTGGTGCAGGCATCACCATTTCTGGAATGTCGTATCTTAAGCCGAACCAGCCTGTTCGTATTAATGTACCCTTCAACCGTGCATATAAGTATAACTATCTGCGTGCATCAAACCCAGTACAGCCTATTCCTGGTAGTGATGTTGCAAAGGATTACTACTATTTTATTATTGATGTTCGCTATCTTGCACCTAACACCACTGAGGTTGTGGTGCAACTTGATGTGTGGCAGACATTTGGGTATGACGTAACCTTTGGTAACTGCTATATTGAGCGCGGCCATATCGGTATTGCTAATCAGAACTTCTTTGACCACTTTGGTAGAGATTATCTCACTACACCAGAGGGTCTAGATGCTGGTAGTGATCTTCAGATTGTAGGACAATCTGAAGATAACATTATGAGTGCTACAAATAATAACATTATGGTGTGTTCTACAACAGACCTTACCGCTGATGGTGGTAGCGTTGCAGACCCTAATCTTGTTACTGCTAAGGGTGGTCAATTTGGAGGTATTCCTAGCGGCGCATCGTTCTATCTGTTTCATAGTACGTATTCGTTTAGTACATGGCTAACGTCTAAACAGAGTCAACCGTGGGTCACTCAGGGCATTATTTCTGCAATGATTATCCCTAATATGGATAACTATTTACCTTCTGCTATTAGTTGGCCAGCAGATGGAACACCTATGTTGATGCCTTCAACTGCGCCAATGGGTCGTATACATCATCTGCTCACTAATTGGCGGCAGGTTTTGCTGGATAATGTTCCAGATCGTTATGACCATCTTTTGAAGTTTCTTGTATCGCCTTATTCCTGTGTTGAACTTACTACACTTACAGGCAACCCTATTATTATTAAACCAGAACTCTGGAATGATAGTAACGGAACTGTTAATGAGTGGGCTACATTTGTACCACCCGGCGCTAAGATTTCATTCTTTCCTAATCAGTATAATCAGATTGGTACTGGACCGGGTGAGCAAACGGATCATGCTACGCATGTAGGTTCGTTCCCTGAACTTGCTGTTGTCAATAATGGTGCAATGTCTTATCTTGCTGGCAATAAGAACTCTATTCTTTGGCAACGTCAGTCAGCAGATTGGACTCAACAGCGTGCGCTAGGGTCAAATCAGGCCGGCGCTGTTGTTAATGCTCAGAATGCACAGTCTGGTTTTGCTCGGGATACTAATAAGAATCTACAAGACTGGGCGGCGCGCGGTGACTATGGTAATAGTATTGCCGGAATTAACGCTAAGGTGCAGGATGCATGGATGATTCAGCCTAGTGTTTCTGGGCAATTTGGTGGTGAAACTCTTAACTACCTATCAGGCAAGTTCAACATTATGATGCGTATTAAGATGATCGACCAATCAGCCATTAGAACTATTGGTGAATACTGGCTACGGTATGGATACGCTATTCGTAAGTTCCTTGTACCACCAACTAACCTTATGGTTATGACAAAGTTTACCTACTGGAAGATGCAGGAAACTTATATTACAGGAGCCCCAATGCCCGAGACTTTTAAGCAGACTATTAGAGGAATCTTTGAAAAGGGCGTTACAGTGTGGGCAAACCCTGCTGACATTGGTGTAATTGATATCGCTGATAATGGTAGCCTGCCAGGAATTGAATACTGATGAGCGCACAGAAGCCTAACGCGGCTACCGATATCTATCGCCAGCATTTGCAGGGCACTGTATATGCTAACAACCCTGCTAACAATAGGGTTGCACTTATCGAAATGATGTACATTAGAGTTCTTAGTGAACTTGCCGCTAATAGGTTTAAGTGGGAAGGGATGCCAGAATCCATAGACGTTAGGTTTATGGAAATGACACTGTTTAGGCGCGCGCTTTCCATCTTCTACTGGGATACTAAGTACGATAAGTATTTCGCACTTGAGGGCGCTAGTACGGCATTTGTTAATATGATGCATAACCCTACAGCATTTACTGTTATTGGACCAAACTTTTCTGGTAAGACTATTTCAGCATTCCAATTCGATTCTAAGAAAAACGCTACGGATTGCGCTATTCCTATCTGGTCTAACTACATGCGTATTCCTGATCTTGATATTGTTATGCTGTACGCTTCTAGGCTTGCTCAGATGGATCGTACCATCGAGATTAACAGTAAGAACGCAAGGCGCAATAAAGTAATTATCACATCTGAGAACATGAAGTTGTCAGCGGTTAACATTAATCGGCAACTTGATGAGGGTCAAGATGGTATTCAGGTTTCTGGGCCACTACAGGATATGGGCTTTATTCAGGCTGTAGATATGGGTATTAACGTTGGTGATATTGAGAAGATGCATATTGTTCGCACTAGAATGTGGAACGAATGCATGGGCCTTCTCGGTATTGATAACGCTAATCAGGATAAGAAAGAACGCCTTGTAGCCTCAGAGGTTGATGCTAATAACGATCAGGCTTCTATGATGCGGTATGTTAATCTTAATGCTAGGCGTTCTGCCGCCGAGCAGATTAATGATGTGTTCGGTCTTAATGTTTCTGTTGAGTATTTTACTGATGTTGATAAGCAGGCCACTGAACCCACTGTTGGAGTTGATACTGACTAATGGCTACCTTCACCGTAGTATTTAAGTATGCTTGCGATATCGTTCATGCTACAGAAGAGAACGCATACGCACCTATTGGTCTTGGCGAATATCCAATCTTTGATGAGCCCTACAGGGCAACTCTTAATAAGAAGATTGTTGATCGTTACTGGAACCGCGAAATCGGTATGGAATCAATCGAAATGTTTACGTTTGCAATGAAGCGCAAACTAAATGAGATTATGCCGTACTATAATAAGTTGTATGAGACTGAGAAGATCGAGTTTGATCCGCTTATTACAATGGATATCAATACGGTAGCATCCTCGACTATTATTGAAGACGCTACGGCTAACACTGATACCACTAGCGATACTACTAGTGGAACTCTTGAAGATGCCAACGCAACTACTGATGCACATAGTGATACTGTTGGTGATGCACATTCTAGGGCTGTTCAGTCTACTACGCCGCAGACTATGCTTAGCGGTATGGAAGATTACGCTTCTAGTGCATCTGATAGCAACAGCGATAGTGATACTATCTCTGATTCTAATCAGGTGACTGACCAGACTACGCAGACTGATACTGAGATTGGCACGGTTGCTAATCAGATTACTGACCAGAACACTCAGCGCGATACTGATGCAAATAGTCATGTGACTGGCTATCAGGGTATTCCCTCGAACATCATTATTGCTTATCGTGCAAGCCTTCTGAACATTGATCTTCTGATTCTTGCCGACCTCGAAGAACTCTTTATGCTTGTGTGGGATACAGGCGACGAATATGCACGCAGGGATCACTACCTTAACTGGTACGTATGACTAGTTATATACAGCGCTACGGAAATCAACTTATGTTGATTCTCGCGGGTGAACGTTATATGGCTGTACCAACCGTTAATGGTGTATGGCTATTAAATGGTGCAGAGGCTGGACCTGGACCGGGTGAGCCACCTTCTACCGGCGATCAAACTTTTGACTGGCCTTTTGATCCTGCTACCACGGTTACTAGTGAATATGGGCCACGTAATGGACGCATTCACCAGGGTATTGACTTTGGTAAAGGCGGCGTGACTACAGGGGTTGATATTCACGCCGCCGCGCAGGGCACTATTGTTAACTGTGTTACTGGTAAGTATAATGACACTAGTGGTAGTGGTGGCTGGGGAAATTTTGTCGTTATAGATCATGGCGTAGTAGGTGATCGTCAACTATATACACTTTATGCACATATGCAATATCCTGGACCTATTGTTACTCTGCACCAGGAAGTTGAAAAATGGCAGGTTCTCGGATATGTGAATAACACTGGTAACAGTTATGGATCGCATCTTCACTGGGAAACTCATATTGCTAATCCTGGGCAGATATGGTCTTCTAGTAATCCAGGTACTCATATTAATCCTCGAACGTTTATGGCTACGTATCAGAATGTCCCTGTACCTGAGATTAACTTTGAGGGTTATTGATGAGTAACGTTATTGCGATGCCGGCAAAGACACAGTTTAAGTATTACAACTATGCTAAGTTGTACTCTTTTAACTGTTCGTATAACTTCCTCATTGGTGCGCGTGGTCTTGGTAAGACATACGGCATTAAGAAAAAGACTATCAAGGACGCTATTAGGCGTGGAGATATGTTTATCTATCTTCGTCGCTATGAAGGTGAGATTGCGGCCGCCGCTCCTACATTCTTTGCTGATATTGAATGGGAGTTTCCTAATCATGATTTTAGATATCACCATGGCATGGCGCAAATGTCACACATTGAATCCCGCGAGGATAAGAAACGTATCTGGACTGATATAGGTTTCTTTATCGCGCTTAGTACAGCGCAGAAACTTAAGTCTGTTGCATTCCCTAAGGTTAAGACTATTATCTTTGATGAGTTCATCATCGAGAAAGGTGCCATTCACTACCTGCCTAATGAGGCAGATGTGTTTAATAACTTCTTCTCCACTGTAGATCGCTACAAGGATAAGACTA